CGTGAAGCGGGTGTGATGGCGAACACCATCAGCGGACAGTGGGCACGTCTCAAAAATAATGTGAGAGATGTTGCAATTGAGATCGGCAAAACTGCGTCGGGTCCCGTTCGCGATTTTCTGGCGCTTATAAACGATCAGGCGATTCCAGCCGTCAAGGATTTTTTCAAAGCGCTTGCGTCGGGAGACTGGAATAAAGTATTCGATATGATAAAATCAACGGCATCGACCGCGTTCGAAGAAGTCAAGCGCATTGCCACTACCGTGATCGACACCATAAAGAATACGGATTGGGACGCGATCTGGAGCGGTCTGAAATCGACTGCGGCGACAGCGTGGGATGGTGTAAAATCGCTGGCGACTGATGCGATAAATGCACTGCGCAATGTTGATTGGAGCGCAGTTTGGAGCAGTTTAAAGTCGACTGCACAGTCCGCATGGGACGGTGTAAAATCAATCGCGATGACCACAATCGATACACTGAGTAACGTTGACTGGGGGAAGCTATGGAGCACTTTAAAGTCGAGCGCGGTAACCGCCTGGGAAGGCGTGAAGTCCACTGCGCAGACCGTAATCGATACACTGTCTCAAACTGACTGGAGTAAAATTTTCAGCACTTTGAAGACAGCGGCAACGACCGCGTTCAACGAAGTCGTTCAGATCGGATCGGGTATATGGTCTGAAATATCTAAGACAGTTAACAGCGTGAACTGGTCTGACATTGGTAAGAAGATTGGCGGTCTCGTCAAGAAGGGATTTGAAGAGGTAGCGAAGCTGAACGATTCTCTGCAGAATGATTTAAATCAGGCAATACAGCAGGGCAAGTTCGAGGACATGGGCGCCAATCTTGGCAAAGCGCTCAGAGGTGGACTGGAGAAGATTTTATCTCTGAAAGGGGAAGGCGGCGGACTTTTTGGAATGATTAAAGGAGTTCTGGGGGAAGCCGCGCAGTGGTTTAATTTGGGATACAACGCCGCGGTAGACTTTCTTAGAGGGTTCGTATCTCAGATAGCACTTCCAATATATGATTCGATTGTTACGCCCGTCATTAACGCTATCAAATCTGTGTTATCATATTTAGGAGGACTGCCTGTTGTTGGTGGGTACTTTGAAGAAGCGGCATCAAGAGCAGAGGAGTACCGTGATCAGGGCAGAGAAAATATAAAATCGTGGTCAGAAGAAGTCGCGAAATCTGGACGATATAGTGGTGCTACCCCCACGCTCCCAACATATACCAGCAGTTATGTTACGCCCGCTAGCAGTTATGTTACGCCCGCTGGACCAACCACAGTCAGTGCTACGCGTAATTTAAATGTGATCACAGGTACGACATACACCGGAGAAAAATACGAGTACAAACTGACTGGAGATACTTTTAAAGACGCTTTAAATTTGATAAAGACCGGTCTGAAACCAGAGCAGGCATGGGCGCTGGCAGGCGGCGGGTCGACTAAAGGCAAAGATTGGGATAAATTCATAGCAATGGCCATACCGGTATACAGAGCAACTGAGGAAGAGCGCAAAAAATACGAAGAAGAACAGGCGATGAAAAAGGCCGAAGAGGAGAAAAAAGCAGCTGAAGAGGCCGCAAAAACAACTACAGACGCTGCAGAAGATGCTGCGAAAACCACCACGGAAGCCGCGGAGGAAGAGGCCAAAACAGAACAGACCAGTGCACAAAACGCTGCTCAAGTGCAGCAGAACGCTGCTCAGAATTTCGCTCAGAAGGCGATGGCCGCCGCAGAAGAGTACAGACAGAAAACGCTCGCAGCAGGCAATTCTGTGGTCGGCGCGGCACAGTACGCTGAGACCTCTCTGAAGCTGGGCGCTGAAGTCGGTGGGAAGTTCATCACGAATGCTGGACAGGCTGTAGTCGTATCGTTTGACACTGCGACCAACAAGTTCCAGGCGAACGTCGGGTCAGTCGGTACATCGTTGAAGCAGTCGGGCGATTACAATCTGATAAAAGCACAGGAAATGGGCGCGGTTATCACCAATTCCGGTAGCGATACCGGATCGAAGTTGAGCATGGGCGGATCGTCCGCATATTCGAGTTTGCTGTCAGGCGGCACAACCGCGATGAGCTATCTGTCCGCCGGCGGCGCATCTGTCTACCAGAAGCTCGCATCAATTCCAGACATTGGTGTGAAAATTGCAACTGCTGCGGATTATTTCGCCAGTAAAGTTGTCAGTGCAGCGATATCAGCAGCGTCCGCGATATCACGTGCGGTGAGCGGTCGTTCAATCGGCGGGGCACTAGGCACCCCAATTCGGTATGCGGAAGGCGGTATCGTATCATCCCCGATCGTAGGACTGATAGGGGAGGCCGGAGCGGAGGCTATCGTTCCACTGAAAGATCGAAAAGCAGGATGGAATGTCCTTAGAAAAATTCTGCCGTTGTTTGGGATAAGACCGTTCGCGGAAGGCGGTATTATTGGAGCTGCTGAAGGTTCTACAGGAAGTGAAACAATATCAGCGAGCTTCCAGATCTCTTATCTAGATCAAGCAGCAGCAGTATTCGGTTCAAAACTTCGATACATGTTAAATTACTTCAGAAAGACGATGGACTTAATCCGACTCGATTCCATAAAGAAGTGGAGAGACATCATCGATTCTAGTACGAAAGTATGGAATGAATTTATTACATCCGTATCACAAAAGTCAATTGAGTTCAGAATGGTAGTCGGTAAAGCATTCTACGATACAGCAACCAGCTTAATTGCTACGATAACTGCAGCGAGTATCGAGCTATCTGGAAGATTTGATCTCATGATGACATCATTCAAAGAATCTTCTCAGAGTACTTTTAACATGTTGAACTCGATGTTTGAATCTTTTAAGAACGATATTCTACCCGCATTTATAAACGGATGGCAGTCGTCACTTGACACAATGAAGACATCCATGTCCACGACCGTAACACAAATCACACAAATGTTGAATCAGATCGCACAGGCATTGACACAACTGACCGGTCGACAGTACACCATCAACGTCGGAGCGACCGGTGGTGGGTATGGAGGGGGCGGTGGCGGAGGAACTGTGAATTCCTATGGCGGAAGTCAACTCTATGCAGAGAACGCTTTCGCTGAGATCGGAGGGATCTGTCAGGTCGATATCAGCGGAATGACACCAGGACTCATACAGTCATTATATTCAAGTGGCGCATGGAAACCAAATGAGTACCCACTGTCTCAACAAATTTATCAATCGATTTTAGGATCACTTGGACAGCCGTCCGGAGGGGCTACAGGATCTGCACAAAACTGGTCGGTATCTGGAAATACTGTGAACTATTCAAACATTGCATCAAATGTATTATCAGCTGCTACAAAAGGTATATCGAAACCGGCAAGTACCAGCGGAGCTGCATCATCAATTTGGTCAGCTGTGACAAAAACTTCAAGCGGTATGCAAATAGGATCAACATCGACAAAATCCGTAGTAAAGCTTGGTAAATATCAGCATGGAGGGCTCGCATTAACTCCACAGATCGCAATGATCGCAGAAAGCGGACCGGAAGCAATCATCCCTATTGAAAAATTATCGAAGTTAAGCGGAGAAGATAATATCATTGTCAATTTATATATGGATGGTCATAAGATAAGTGATGCAGTCATGAATCGAGCAGCGAGAACCCTGAAGTCAAGAGGGATCAAGATATGATCTTACCGCAACGTGGTAATACGACATGGTCAGACGTCCAAACGAGAACGTGGTCTGATGCGCTATTGTATTTGTGGCAGGAAAGGCCTCCTAAAATTTTTATTCCTGATGAATACGGACAGATCATAGATATCGCGGATCATGTACAGTCTCTATCGATCTCTGATGATATTAATCATCGATCTTCTGCGACCATTCGCATAATTGATGATGATAATTCATTTGGACATATTGTAACAGGAATGAACGTTTCTGTAGAGTATAATGGAGATTTAATTTTCGCTGGGATTTGTACCAGTGTACGAAAGACATATCTCGGTGGATTCAATGATCCGATTCAAATCGAGCTTGATTGTGCGGATTATACTCTGCTAGTAGCTCGGAGGATTGGACGATTCAGTTCAGACGAACCGATCACATGTGGAGAAATTGTAGAGAATATCTACAATACATATCTCGTCGATGAGGGACTGGAGATAGGACGGATCGATCCTGGTGAAGAAATCCCAGTCGCAACGTTTCAGATGAAATCCATATCGGAGATATTTGATACTCTCGCAGAAATTTCCGGATATATTTGGTTCGTAGATTACGATCGAAAATTATACTTCATTGATCGAATGGCATACTCCTCAGATTGGGATATTGATGAGACCACTCAAGGAGTAATGTCATTTGAATTGATCGAAGGAAACTCTCAATACAGAAATGTACAATATGTGACAGGTACGAAGGTACGTACTCAAGAACTTACAGAGTATTTCAAGGGAGATGGTAAACAAAAATCATTCGCGATCGGTTATCCGGTCGCTGTTGAACCAACCATCTATGTCAACGATGAACTTCAATCCGTCGGATATAAAGGACAAGAGAATGAACTCATCGATTGGTATTGGTCACCAGGAGATCCCGTTATCACACAACGAAATGATGCACCTACTTTATCAGATTCTGATGTCCTGAGGATCGATTATATTGGAACATTTCAATTAATTGTTAAAGTCAAACGTGCCTCAGAGATCACGAAGTGCAAACTCAGAGAGACCTTCGGGACCGGACAGTATGAAAGTATTGAGTATGATGTGAATGCATCAGATTATGATCAGGCTAAATTATTCACTGAAGGTCTTCTTGATGAATATGGTACGGTTGGATACTCTGTTAACTATAAGACTATCAGAAATATAACATCTGGACTGATCCAGAACATAAACCTGCCATCAATGAATATAAATGCTGATTTCTTGGTAACGTCTGTTCGTATAACTTATGAAGAAAATATGATGGTATATGAAGTAGATGCGATCAGCGGACCGCTGGATCCGTCCTGGGAGGATATTTTCTGTGATATCGCTAAACGAGCTCATCAGAAATTCGTCTCAGAAATTAGCGAATCGGAAACCGTGCGAGGCGTGTACGAATTTGAGAAAACCTGGTCGTATGATGAGTCACCAAATATATTTAGATACACTTATGCAGACGGATCGACCACGCCATCCGATACATACTTCCCATGCTTCGCAGACGGAGATCGTGTTATATATTGTGCAGTTTATAGGAACGGAGTAGAAATCTTTAGAAAGCCATTTACCTTAGAAGAGATCTATGGTAATACTATACATTCGATATGTATCATAGATGCATCCGAAGCTATTGGACAGATATCACACATTGGGATATGGGGAGGAGATTCAGCGCAAAATGTACTTGGGACAGGAATAGAACTCGCAAAATTTGAATTCATTTACACGAAATCCTCATTAGAGTCTTTGCAGATCGATGTTTATAATATAAGAGGATGGTGATATGGCGTACACTAAAACAGTCTGGACAGAATACGGTATGACCACTTCACAAAAAGTCAGCGCTCTGAACAACATGGAGACGCAGTATGATGAGATGATTAGTGAATTCAATGCGCATAATCATCTCAATACATATTACACAAAATCACAGATGAACTCGAAATATTATCACGCGAATAATGATGGCAGTGGTAGCGGATTCGTCGCAGAAACTTTAGACGGTTATACTGCTGAACAAATCATAAATGCGAGTGTTCCATCTGGGGTCATTGCAGTGTGGTACGGTGATGCAGGCAGCGTACCAAATGGCTGGGTCGTATGCAACGGTAGCAATGGTACTCCAGATCTGCGGAATCGATTTGTAGTAGGTGCAGGAGGATCTTATACACAGGGCACTACTGGTGGATCGAAAAACGTAACACCAACATGCACGTTCACCTCTGCGGCACATACATTAACAGATGCTGAACTTCCATCGCATACACATTCATACTATGATAAGAAAAACGACACCAGAAAGGTGGGTGGTCCACACTGGGCGATGTCTACAATCTCAGATGTTTCTAGAACAACATATTACACATGTTCATCTTCCGAAACTTATTCTGGAAGTAGAACCGCGCATTCTCATGAGAATTCGTATCTGACTATAACACAAATGGACATCAGACCGCCATGGAAAGCTTTATTATATATAATGAAGGTGTGAAAATGTATACGAAATATGTATGGACATCCGGATCTAAATTAACGGCTGAACTTCTGAATCATTTAGAAACACAATACGATGAATTTATGAGCATACTATCGACGCATAATCATGATACATCTTATTACACGAAACAGGAATCTGATGCGAAATATTTCCACACTGGACATATGGGATATGGCAGTGGTGCAGATGCCGATCTTTTAGACGGTTATCATTTATCTCAGATACTTGGAGATGTTCTTCCGGTTGGATCAATCGTAATCTGGAAAGGCACGGCAGGCACAATCCCAAGCGGCTGGGCGATATGTGATGGTTCGAATGGGACTCCGGATTTGAGAGATCGATTTGTGATGGGAGGTACGCTCAGCCAGATTGGCGGGACTGGTGGAAGATCGACTATAACTGATATGGGCGGAACTGTCACAACTTCTGGAACTTCGTTGAGTATCAATCAGATTCCATATCATTATCATAAATATTCAGATTATTATGGAGCTGGCGGACCATATCCACTTACTGGATACTCTGGATTGTCCACGACGGTCACTGATAATGCGCGAACAACTGGCTCGACAGGTTCAGGTTCGGCTCATGACCATGGATCTTTCAGCGTAACTTTCAACAGTTTTTCGAACATTCCTCCGTATTATGCGTTGTATTATATTAAGAAGGTGAGCTGAATGGTGTACACCAAGACAACCTGGACTTCGACAACTGCTATCACCAGTGAATTATTGAATAATGCTGAAACACAGTATGATGAAGCTTATACTGTTTATTCAGTTCATAATCACGATAGTTCACATTATCTAAAATCTCAATCCGATTCAATATTTTGGAATTCGGATAATGATGGTCATGGATCTGGATGTGATGCAGATCTTCTGTATCATCCGTCTGGAAATAAACATGCATCGGATTTGATAGCAGGAGGAGTACCAAGTGGTCTGATTATTTTATGGAGCGGTCAAAATGTACCAAGCGGATGGGCACTGTGTGATGGATCAAACGGAACCCCTGATCTCAGAAACAGATTTGTAATCGGTGCAGGAGGTGATCACAGTCCTGGACAGATAGGAAGACCGACGCCCGCGGGCACTCAGGAATATCAGATTAAACCAACCGCCACCGTCACAATTGGTTCACACAGTCTGACAATCCAGGAAATTGCACACAGTCATTCGTATAACGATTACACAGCATCTGGAGATACAATGGGGGGTGCCACGGGTTCGCAGGTGTCATACAATACTTATATAGAACGTGATACCGGTTATGCTGGGAATCCGGCTGGTCCAGCAGAAGGTCATACACATTCTGCTTCGTTTGCGGGGAATGATTGTGATGTCAGACCGCCTTACTATATCCTTGCTTATATAATGAAATTGTGAGGTGATTGTATGAAGTATACAGAAAACTACAGTCTGAGAAAACCCGAATATACGGATTATCAAGATATTACAGATCTGAATTATAATGCAGATGTTATAGACGGTTTGCTAAATCAATATTTGACAGAAGACAGACATGATACGACCGATCGGCACACCCCAGGAACAGTAGTGCCCGTCGTGACGTCGATAGGAGATCCTGGTAGTGACTCGAATATCCCGAGTGAGAAAGCCGTAAGGTCGGCTATTACATCTATTACATCTGCGACCGACCATGGCGCGCTTACAGGTCTTGATGACGACGATCACACGCAGTACCTGAACACCACGCGCCATGACGCGACCGATCGGCACACGCCGGGCACGGTGGTGCCTGTTGTGACCTCTGTCGGTAGTAAGGGGTCAGACTCGAATATACCATCTGAGAAGGCGGTGCGCAGCGCGATTAACAACAGGATCCCGGCGGGCACGACTCAGTACTCCATACCGAGATGGAGCGGGTCGGAATGGGAAGAGGCGCCTTTAGTATCACTACAAGACCAAGTTTTCCAACTTACTAAAGAATATACGATGGGATCGGACTGGGTGAATCTTCTCGCGATCTCAGCGGATGCAAAAGCTACGTCTTCTGCCTCAGGGAATCTCAACGGACTTACGGCTGCGGTAGCTT